GCATCCGCAACTATGTGGACGTGAGCAACACGCCGGTCGCCGCTTCCACAAGCGTTTCAGGCGCAGTCGCTGATGCCCTCGCATTGGCTACGGCACTGAACAACAGCGGAAACGCGCTCAACAGCGCAATCGGTCAGGAGAGTTTCCTGCGCGTGCAGAGGTATTCGGCTCCGCAGCCTTGCGGATGCGACACCTGCTCTTGCGGAAGTTAACGCTGTGAGGTTATGGCCCAGTTCTTCAATAAACCACGCATCGATCTGTCTATGCTACAGCCGACTTCAAAACTGTCGCTCAAGCTTACCTGTCTGGCGGCCTGCGGAAATGACGTAAAGACGGCTACGGAACTGTATGATTTCATAGCCGGGGATATGCAGCTTCCGGATGTCGATCCCGAAAGGCCTACCACCTTCGGAATGATAAAGCAGGGGGCGGAGGACATATTCGGATGGGTGCAGGAGCATAGGGACGAACTCGTGCAGGGCTACCAGCTGATTAAGGGACTCAGGGGTGGAACGGCAGCGGCTACGCCACCGTCAGCCCCTCCAATACCAGACATCTGATGAAACCATACAAGGCACAGTTCTACGTCTATGCTGAAAGCGAGCAGGAGGTCAGGGAACTCGAAAAGGTTCTCCACGACTTCACGGCGGCGCAATACGGCAAGGGAGTGCTGGTCTCCGCGACCAGGATCACGGAAGCGGTAAGACGGTTCGGCCATAACCTCCTTATAACCCAATTCCTACGATGAGCGAAACACCTAAAAGCAAAAACATCTTCGAGCAGATTCTCTATGGTCTTGAGGTCACGAACAACAACGTGGTCGAGGTCTCAAAGGACATTGCTGTTCTGCTTGAGAGCATCGCCGAACTGAAATCGGCGATACTGCCGTCAACCGCGCCGGACGGGACGGACACTCCATTCTCCGGTAACCAAGTAAAAGAATAATGCTATGGCGAAAAATGCAATCATAACAACGACCCTTGCAGCGGGTTCGGCTGCGTCTCCATACTACTTCATGGCGAACCTCACGAAGTCGCTGTGCGCTCCATGCTGTGCCGCTACGCCTCCGGTGTTCGCGCCGAAATTCTCCGTAGTGGGGATTTCCGCAGTCGGGACCGGACAGTACGTGGCGACAATCAACATACAGGGGCTTGTCACCTACGACCCATGCGGAACGAACTGCTGTGCGAAGACGGAACCTGTGAACCAGAACTTCACCATTCCGTTCGCTTCAACGGCGGCACCGACTTCCGTGTCAGTCACGTCAGGGACAACGACGAACGCAATATCCGCACAACCTTGCAAGGTCTGCGGCCGCGTGTTCGTGTCTGAGACGCCTCTTGCGCTGACGGTGGCGTAACGCTATGGACTGGGCTGCAATCGCGCTCGTAGCGGCCTTGTCGGTCGCGCTGGCGCATCATCTTGGCCTTGTCGAAAGAGTGGCCGAAACGGCACGGGAAATAGCAGGGTGTTCGCGTTGTTCCGTATTCTGGGCGGTGCTTTGCGTGCTGCTCCTTGAGGGAGTCCACGCGGTCATCGCCTTCGGAACGGCAATCATTCTGGCGTATTTCACTGACTGGTTCGGCCTTTTGCTTTTCAGGGCCGCGAAATTATATGAAAAGTTATGGCAAAGAACAAACAACAGGCAGAAAGGACTGAACTGAAGCCGCCTTCCCCGCAGGTCAAGACGATACAATACAGGCCTGTGCCGAAGTTCGGCGCGTGTCCTCAATGCCTCAAAACAAACACTACGACATGAACGATATAGCAACAAGATTCATATCTATCCTACGCGAGAACATAGATACTGAAACAGGGCAGGCCATCGTCCTGAAGATGGTCGGCGAAATGAACGACGAGCGGTGCGGCATCATCGCCGACGAATGCGAGGATATGGTCAGGTTCCGGAACTACCTGTCCGAGGAGGAGGCAAATTCCATAATGACGAAATTCGTGAATTTCGACGGATCCAGGGGGCCGCATTGGGAAGATGCCGATGCCGCATTCAGGGCAGTATCCGCACTGGGCATCGAATACGAGAAGGCAGGGGAATACAACAAATGGGCTTTCCTTGCCGTCCTCAATATGGTCTGGTCTGACGAGTGGGGTGTCCTGCGGAACTACGCGACGTCAGAACAGGAACTCCGCGTATGCGCCGAACTCGCAGTCGCAAGGCTCGAGGATGAGGACAGGGTATTTTCCGTGAGGAAGTATTTCGGTCTGTAAACAAAAAAAAGGCGAGGTTTCCCCCGCCTTGAATGACGTATGCGTGCGTGAAGCACTCACATACGTGATGATGATTAGTTCTGAAGCAAATCACCAGGACTGTTGACCGTAGTCCGGACGTTTAATCTCTGTCGCAATTGTAATGTTTATTTATCTAATTGCAAATAAATTTGAGATTTTATTTCGTCTATGGTCAAATCAGCCTCGATGTGGTCGAATTGGATTCTGAGGTCTGACGGCTTTCTCCCTATGTGAAAGGCACGCGCCTTGACTCCAGTCTTCTTGATTGCATAGAGCATCGCCTCGTTGAGGTTTTTCCCTCCTGGTGTGGTCGGTGAGACAAGTCCTGTCCGTCTGTCGTAGAGCGAGCGGTTGCAGGGAAGTCCGCACATATCCAGAAACGTGTCATAGATGTAACTGTTCCTGCGGACTTTGAGGTCCTCGAGTTTCCTGAGTATTTCCGATAGTTTCATTGTATATGACTAACATTGAAGGAAAAGGGGCGGACTGATTCGAGCCGCCGAATTTCAATCTGCCCCTGATGAATCTTATTTCAGTACATTTGTGATAAATGTATTCGTGGAAGTATCTGGTGTCCGTCCTTGCGGGAATCAACAGGGCTATGACAGCGCCGTTCATACTCTCGTCGTAGCATTTCTTCACCCACTTGCCTACCTCTCTGCCGTATGGAGGATTGCAGAATACTCTCTGCCCCGCCCAAGACTGTTTAAGTCCGTCATCATCCGGCGTGAAGAAAGCCTTGCACTTCGCCGTTTCAGGCAGGGCGCAAGGGTCCAGCGTAAAGTGAAACTCCTTGTCCAGCTCGTCGAAGAAGTCCTGCGGCGTTGTCCAGTCCATCCTGTTGCTTGAAAATAGAGCCTTGCTTAACATACTATTCGGTATAATTCAATACGCAAGGGACGCATACGTGTTCGTCACATACAATATCCGGAAAGATTCTCTTCTCAAATAGTACAATATAGCAACTGTCTCCAGATGCACGAGCGCAAGACCAGATACCGCCACGATTTTCCCTCAACAAGTCCGCTCCTACAATTTTCTCCGCCTGTCTGTCAATCTCTCGCATTTGTCTGACTATCTCCATCGCTATCGCCAAATTCGGCAAATCTCTCATGCCCCATTTGAATGTCTGAAACTGACAGACAAATATTTCTGCCGGACTATTGATTCGGTAAAGTTCCTCATTCTCCGCACCTCCATCGCTTTCCATCGCTTCCTCTATCGTCATTTCGTCTGAATCCCAATCCTCCAAATCGAAATTCTTGTTTAATATCACATGCTTTGCGTATTTCGGGAATATCAACGTTTCACCTCCGTCAAATTCTATCTTGATACCCTCGATTGCATTAAGCCTATTTTGCCCCTCGCATCCCTCTTTGTAAACTATCTCTGCCATATTTTCTTAATCTTTTACCAATTCGACTTTAACCTTGTACCCGTCTTTCCGTTGTGACTGAAATCCAAATCCGCCTTTCTCCATGTCGTTATCCAAAAGAAATTTTTCCAATGCAAAATCAATAAGCATCATGATTTCTCCATCAGTAATCACTTTACGGTCATCTGACATTTTATTGGCTTTTGTGTGTTTTGCGATGTATGCATTCTGCCATCCGCATACGATGTCATAATTTTCAGCCGCCATATTCTATATTTTTAAGTTGTTTGCATAATCGAACAAATTCACCAGACGCAAGTAATGCTGAAATTCATGGACATAGTTAACACCTATATTGTTACACGTGAAACGATTTTCCGATGTAATCTTCACACGTAAATATAAGTCTGAATTATACAACCTTGTACTATATTCTGTCCTACATAGTTCTTTGAACCCGTTTTTCAGGAAAAAATCTTTTGACAGCACTATCGGCAGAATCTCATCTTCGCAAAAACAATCAATATCTTCACCTTTTTCAATAACTATAAGATACCCTGTCGGGTCAGTGAAAATTTCCTTAACGATACCAATCACAGGCTTAGAATCAACCTCGTCAACATCGACATAATCGCCAATCATCAGTTCTTTTACGTTTACCATATTTCTACTTGATTTTAGTTATCACATAAGTTGTGTCCGTTTGATTATCTATCGTTGTGGTCTTGATTGACAGATGATATTCTGATGCAGGATATTGTTTTGGCTTATTAGAGTGTCTAATAAATTGGACAAATGCTAATCCAAAGTTAAGGCTACCCAAAATAACCATAGTCCATATAATAATGTTATTTTTTAACGACTTACCATAGCGTATTGAAAACGCGCAGTTTAGACAGCAAAATCCGGCTACAAGATTTATTATTCCAAGAATCATGCGCATAATCATTCCTCCATCGTGTCTATCGCTCCAGACAAAAACGCGGAAAACGTGTTTACAAATTCTTCACTATCGTTAAGGTCGGTTCTTCCCATCCTGTCCAGAATCGCGTGTGTCAATTCGTGCCAGAACGTTGTCCGCATCCTCGATTCGGGTACCCTATCACCCTCTATTCCTCTCGCTATGTCTATCGTGCCCTGCGGCTGCCAAAAGCCGAAATCCCCAGAATAATTCAGAACATCTTTAATGTTGACAACGTAGTCAACACCTCCGACCGTCATCTTTTTTGGTATATTAAATTTCATGACTTCTTCAGTATTTTAATTATATCCTTATACTTATCGTAAGTTTTCGTGATGACTTTATCACCAATCGGATTCTCCCTTTTTGAATCTCGTTCGATACATTCCTCCAATGAGACATCAAAGAAGTCCTTAAATTCGAGAGTGTAACGTTTTTTAGGCTTTAGACCAAAAACACTATGGTTAAAGTTGTCTATTTTTCTTTGAACATCATTCCAATTCCAATCATTAAGATTCATATTATCTATAACAATATCATATCCAAAGAGCATCGCCCTACTGAGAAACCAAAGCCTTGATTCTGAAACAAGATACTCTCTTTCTGGCACCCAATAAGATCCCAACATTCTACGGAAATCATCATTGTTCCAACGGACTCTATGCGTAGGGTCTTCTTCGACCCATTTCTTGGCCCAGGTGGATTTACCTGAACCTTGAATCCCGCGTGTTAAAATTATTTTCGGCATAATTTATTCCTCCATCATTAGTTTCTTAAATTCTTCTTCATTGATACCGCCTTCAAGTACAACCAATCCATTCGTGCCAAGCACTGCGGGTTTCAACTTCCCGGTTAGATATTTCCATGCCTTGTTAGTAAGAATCCTCCTCTCATCCTCCGCACCTCTCTTGTATCCCCGAGCTGCAATAAGTCCGTTTGTAATTGATGACTTATAAGCATCCTCCAACCCGTATATTTCTATTGAATATTTAGTTGCCCTTTCTTCTATTGACATATTATTCGTCTTTTTTGTTTTCTGAAATACTATCCAAGTATCTATTGAATGCTTCAATAGTATTTGCGTCCATAATTATATTTCACGTTTGATTCCTGTTTCTTTCAAGACATCGGCAAGATTCTGTAAAGCCTTATATAATTTATCATGATTACTTACAGTTTCGTCATAATCATTAGGACGCGAATACAGGTATCCACTCATGCCTAAATCATAATCATATTTTTCTTTAAAATTTTTCTCACTATTAGCCAAAGATTGTATAACTTCTTGTAAATCCTCTTGACATTTATCGATTGCTGTTTCAAATCCCGCTATAAAACATTCTACATTCTTTTGTGTTAGGGACTTCTTTTTATAAGCGTATCGCAATGCAATGTCTTCGATTTCAGTTGTACTATATTTTTTCATACTACTCCTCCCACCATTTATAGTATTCGGCACAATCATCAGCAGTCCCTATGAGACTTTTCGTATCGTCATTGCAAGGGATTACCTGTTCGTAACATTCATTGCTTTCATGTTTGCTTGTCGGGGCTTGATTAAAGAAAGCATTTCTTTTGCTTTTTCATAGAAGACGTCTTCCATT